GTCTTTAAAACGCCGGTCCTGCGCCGGCCGGGGTATGGCCCGGATTTTTTTGGGATGAAAATCCGTGGGCATCAGCTAGCACTTGCTTGCGATATCTAGCGCTCTTGACCTGCATACGGATGTCATGACAGGATAGCCAGATGCTTGCAGTCGATCCCTCTGGCGAAGCCGTGTGGTGCGAGAGGTCGCGCAGCGTGGAGAAGATGTGCTCCAACCCCCAGTTGTTCAATCACCGTGAACACGAATCGGACAACTGTCCTGGACCCCATATGCAGCTCTTCTACGACGCCCCGCCGCCTCATGAGCACGATCTCGTCCTCGCTTCTGACGGAAATGTGAAGTGTCGAGGGTGTACCAAGAAGTGGTGGGTGGTGCCAGACATGAAAGGGATGGTGGGACTGTGACCGAGGTTGCTGACAGGATGGACCGATGACCAGGACAATCGATCTGACCGGGAACGGTGATGTGTGAGTGACTGGTTCGACGATCTTGGTGATGGTGGTTTGCCTCACGACGATCTCCTTGGTCTCGATAGCCTCGGTGATCTTCCTGGTGTGGTGGAATCTGGACTCGGCCGGGAAGCACTCGATCTCAGCCCAGCGCCAGAGCGCACAGGCCAACGAGACCATGAAGGAGATGATCTCGCAGACGGCGCTGGTGGTGAAGATGCAAATGGATCTGACGGAACTTCTTTTGCTGGGCCGTCCGATGCCGAAGATCGAGCAGGTGCCCGAGAGCGAGAAGCCGCCCGAGACCTTGCTGAGGCCCGACGAGCTGTGGCAAAGCCTTCCCGACAACATCCAGGGGGCGATGATCCGGGAGGCGGAGGAAGAGGCAACCTTTCCCGATCTCTGGGAGACGCTGCAGCAACCATCGGAAAACGGCCACGGGGTGTACGAAGAGGACCAGTCGTCCCCATCGCCGAGCTAGCCCGGGAGTACGCCGGCACTCCTCAGGGTGGGAAGTTGCTCGGGGTGTCCCTGCCTCCTCGACCTGTGGAAAACCGGGGTGTCTCGGGGATCTCCGACTTCGAGAGTGCTACCTTCGAGGCCAAGCTGTACGAGGCCAAGCACCTTGCCTCTGGCCAGATGAGGATCGTCCTGCTCATCCCCGAGTCGGACAGGGAACAGGGACGCAGGCTGGCCGATGCTTTCGCCTGTGGGCTAGTCGTCGAGGTTCGAAAAAAGAGCTATGAGCAGTGACCACCGAGGAGTTCGAGGACATCGTCGATCGACTGCTCGAGGTGGGAGTGCCTCCGACAGCCCTGTCCAAGGCCTTCGGAGTGGACGTGCTGGACATCAAGGAGCGGCTGAACGGGCTCCGGGTGCAGCGGTATGGGACGGCCGAGCTCTCCGAAGGACTGGCGGGGATGCAGTGGGAGGCCCTCGAAGAGATGAAGGCCATGATCCATCAGGCCCCCTACGACGTCAGAGCCCGGTTCATCATGGCCATCAACTCCAAGACCATGTCCCTGACTGCCCGTCAGAACCCCGAGACTCTGGGCAACATGCGCCAGGATCTCCTCGATCTCTACCAGCAGGCCACAGCAGCCGATGACCCTCTTGACCGTGAGGATACCTCTGCGTTTGTCGCCGTTGCTGCGTCAGATGCGGATCAAGACGAAGGACCTGACGGTTGAGCCCCTGGATTTTGAGACCCCGTTCGCTTGGGCCCAGAAGCAGTTCGTGGCCAAGGTCCAGGAGCAACTGAACGCCGGCAAGCCGGTGCGGATCATCGTCCTCAAAGGTCGTCAACTGGGGATATCCACCGCCACCGAGGCCTTGCTTTTGAACTGGTGCTTCATGCATCAGGGGGCGAATGCCCTGGTTCTCAGCAAATCCACAGCCGATGCCGAGTATCTCTTCGAGATGACCAAGCTGATGTGGGACAACTGGCCGTTCCGGGAGATGTTCCACGAAGGTCACAAGTCGGCTCGGCGGATCTCCTGGACCGAGACCGGGTCATCGATGAAGATCGCCACAGCCAAAGGCCGTGAGGTGGGCAGAGGACAGACCATCCACGCCGTTCACTGCTCCGAAGTGGCCTTCTACCCCGAGCCTGAGAGCCTGATGCTCTCCCTCAAACAGGCGGTGCCCGACAAACCGGGCACGATCATGGTGCTCGAGTCGACGGCCAACGGAGCCGGGAACTGGTTCCACACCCAATGGCTCGCGGCCAAGGCCGGAGAGTCGGACTTCATCCCCATGTTCTTTCCGTGGTTCCTGCACCAGGAGTACTCGATCAAGAACACGTCCCTGAGTTACGACCAACTGACTGTCGAAGAGCGGGAGATGATGAAGAAGTTCCCCGACATCGGCTATCCGCAGTTGGCTTGGAGACGGTGGTGCATCAAGAATAACTGTGACAACGATGTGTCACAGTTCAACCAGGAGTATCCCAACGACGATCACGAGGCCTTCCTGGTCACCGGACGCAACCTGTTCCCGGCCGACAAACTGGACCAGTGCTACCAGCCCAAGTCCGGAGTGCAGGGGTTCATCTCCCCGATCAAGGACCCGACCCAGACCCAGGGAGTGTTCCACCAGTCGGCCGATGGAGAGCTGACCATCTTCAAGTACCCCCACCCGGGGCAGAAGTACGTGGTGGCCGGAGACCCGACCCGGACCTCATGGGGTGATCCGGCCTGCATCCAGGTCCTCAACCGGTATACGTTCGAGCAGGTGGCGGTGTGGCACGGTCACTGCACCCCAGCCCCCTTCGCCGACCGACTGGCCGAGATCGGATATTTCTACAACACGGCCACGGTGAACTGCGAGGTCGAAGGCGGGGGACTGGCTTCGATCATCATCCTGACCTCGAAGATGTTCTACCCCGACGTGTGGCGATATCGGCAGGGAGACCGGATGCCCGGGGCCGTCTCCAACTCCTTCGGCTGGTCGATGAACTGGAAGCGCAAGCAGATGGCCATGAGCTTTGTGATCGACAAGCTGGCTCAGGGGATGCTCAAGATCCACGACGAGCTGACCTATGACCAGATGGGGGCCTATGTGGTCAAGGACTACGGAGAGCTGGGACCGGCCTCGTCCAAGGGCTGTGACGATGCGGTGACCTCCATGGCTATCGCTGTCGCAACCATCTGCCAGGATCTAGAGTCGTCCCGTGACCCGACCGAGATGTTCCAGAGCTACAGGCTCGAACTGGAAGGGAATGTCTTCGAGCCCCCCCGATCCGACCCGGTCTACTCCGGTGACATCAACGGCCGGCCATTCTGGGAGGACATCGGCGATGGCTTCTAGGTTCAAACCGGGAGGCTCTGGCCAACTGTCGGGCTCGATGTACCGCTGCACCGGCTGGCATGAACGAGACGGGGTTATCGTGTGGTCGCAGTGGTTCACCCGGGACCCAAAGACTATGCCGTGCCCAGAACACGGGACCGAGTTTCTGGTGCGCGACTAATGCCCCTGTTTGAGTACCTGTGTGATTCCTGTGGACACTTCCAGTCCCTGACCAGGGGCGATAGGCAGCGATGCCCAAACTGCGGAGCGACCTCTCGACGGAGGTTCGCCTTCAACCCCAAGTCTCCCTTCCAGGACCACTACAACATGAGCGTCGGCCGCTATGTCCACAACGAGACCGACTTCCGGGACGGACTGAAGAAGGCCTCCGAGACACAGACCCTCCGCACCGGGCTCGAGCACCACTACGAGCCCATCGACTATCGGGACCGAGACGCCTGTGGGATCACCGATGAGCACATCGCGGCACTGGATGAGACCAAGCGACGTGAGGCGGCGGTGAAGTCCTCATGACCATGATCGATGTCGACCAGAAGGAACTGGACGAATACGAACAGTTCCGACTGACCTCCCGTCTCATGGAGCTCTACCAGGACTCCAAGGAGACCAAGCAGCGGAGACACGCAGAGTGGGCCCGCAACTACATGCTCACCTTCAACCGGTCCTCAGGCTCTGCCACCCGTCCGGGATCAGGGGTGCGGGACTCGGAGATCTACCCGATCATCCGTAATCGCATCGCTTGGATGACCGACCAGAAGGTCCAGTTCGATGTCTTCCCGGCAGTCGATCCCCAGTCGGCCTATGCCCAGTACGAACAGAAGATCGGTCACCACATGGAGCTGGTCCTGGCCTCGAACTGGCAGGTACAGGGGTGGTTTCGTCAGCAGTCCCTGGTCCTGTGGGACTCAGCCATCTGTGGAGCGGGGATCTTCAAGGCGGTGTGGGACTCAGGCCTGGACGGTGGGATCGGCAACGTGGCCATGAAGCGGGTGGATCCCTGGGACATCTACCCCGACCCCCACGCCACCTGCATGGACGACGCCGGATACCTGTTCGAGATCAAGCGGATGTCCATGGAGGAGATCGCCAGAAAGTTCCCCGAGACCTCCCAGCAACTCCTGGACGACGCCTTCAGGACCGGGGATACGTCGGACAAGCCGGCCCGGCCCGCGCCTTCCAACTCGGGGATGACCAACCGGATGGTGGTCCCCGGCAACATCCCCGGAAACCCAGGCACCCCGTGGGGGACACCGGGACAGGGAACCCAATCGGCCGACAACGTGCTGCAGAACGGGGTGAACGTCTATGAGTGCTGGATCAGAGAGAACGTCGTCTTCGAGCGGGAGACAACCGACCCCCTTCTCGGAGACGAGGAGACTGTGGTCACTGACGAGTGGAGGGTCGTTGTCTTCACCGGCCACCACGTACTCCTCGATACAACAGCATCTGACCTTTGGCAGCACAACCACCACCCGTATTCACGTTATGTCGATGACGAGACCGGGGAGTTCTGGCCCGTCCCCATTGTTAGCTATCTCGCTCCCTGTCAGATCGCAATCGATCGACTTCTCGCTGCTATGCAGTCGAACGCCGAGCTCACCGGCAATCCCATCTTCATGGACGTTGCCAACTCCGGTCTCGCCCGGACGCAGGTGGTCAATCGTGCCGGCCTTCGTCTCACGATGGATGCATCGGTAGCCAACACCCAAGGAGCGAAACCAGCCTGGCTGCCCCCCCCGGCGATGTCAGGGGATGTCATGGGACTCATCAACCTGTGGCGACAGATCATGGAGAACATCAGCGGACTGAACGCGGCCCAGAAGGGGGCCCTCGGTACGGGGCGTCAGGCGGCTCAGACCATGCAGTCGGCCCAGGAAGCAGGGTTCGTGTCGATCAGGGGCTCACAGCGCAATATGGAGACCGCTCTGTCGACCACAGGGATGCTTCTGTGCCACCTCATCGCCCAGAACTACACCACACCCCGGGTGGTGGCCATCGTGGGGGACAAGGGAGCAGAGACCAGTTTGCTCCTGGCTTCCCGCCACTTCTACTCGCCCAGTCGAAATCCGAAGACCAAGAAGTACGAGATGACACCGTTGGCATTCAGCCTCAACGTATCAGCGGGTAGTGACAGACCGACCTCCCGGCAGGCCCGGATCGCCGAGGCCGACGCACTGTTCAACATGCACGCGGTCGATCAGCAGTATGTTCTTCAGGTTCACCAAGTAGCCGACTGGCAGGACGTGGTACAACGGATGCAGCAACAGGCCATGGCAGCAGCGGCCGCGCAGGCCCAGGGGCCGAAGGGGCAACCGAAAGGACCGGGTACCGGACATGAGCACTGACACCATCACCGGGACCGTCGTCCTCGTCGGCGGACCCTATGACGGCCACACCTTCCCGAAGAACCTCAACGGTCCGGTCGAAGTGCCCGCTCTCAACGGAAAAGGGAAGTGGGTCTACGGCTACGGGTACGAAGAGGATCCGGCGACCGGGAGATTGGTTCTCATCGGCAAATGGCCCGAGAATTTCGACCAAGGATGGGATGGCGTAACGACAGCCTTCTGAACCACACAGCTTCTGTATAGAACGAAGATCCCCCGGTCGGAAACCGAGGGATCAACGCTCACTCCTTAAACAGGCCATGATCGAGGTCCATGTCGATCAGTACCAGCAATACCAGCAGTACCAGTTTACCCTGGTCGGCATCCCGCTTGCAAGGACTGTGCGATTCGCAAGCCCCCGGCTAACCCCGGTGTTAACACTCGTCAGACGAGGGACAGCTCTTCGTGCCCCTGAGCAGGCACAATGCGGAAAGATGCAGGGCTGAGAGATGCCTGAGGGTAGACGGAGGACCTTCAGGAGCGAGCGAGCGAGAGCCCCTTGGGATCGAGCTCAGAGCGAGCGTCGCGACTGAACAACAAGGAATGCTTGCTCTTGTTCACGAATGGGGCAATGATGGCGCAATGGCTACCTCGCCTCCTGCCAACGGACGACCCGAGATCGACAACACGGGTGCTCGGGTGAAGCCGCAGGGAATGGGTGGCTACCGTCCGCCGGGACGCAACTTCCCCATCTTCGGTGACTACACCTCGTGTGAGGTCTGTGACCCCTACGAGTGCCAAGAGGACGTGGAGTGATGGCGGGGAACAACTTCGCCAACCTGATCACCAAGGTCCCTGGGGGAAAGAAGTCGCAGAAGAGCCACAAGCGTTCGTCGAAGAAGGGATCTCGCTGATGGATCGGATGAAGAGTCACGTGGTCAACGTCAACCCCGGTCACAAGCAGGGCGGGAAGCCCGGAGCTCGCAAGGGCGGAAAGAAGCACGCGAGAGGGAAAGGTCGTCGTTAGACGTGCCACTGTCGCCGGGCTCTTCCCGAGACACAGTCAGTTCGAACATCTCTGAGATGATGAAGGCTGGGCATCCGCAGGATCAAGCGGTTGCCGCCAGCCTGTCCAATGCTCGGAGACACCCATCGAAAGGGGGTGGCAAGATGGCTCGTCGTGGAAAGCGTCATGGTGGCCGGCACGGCCGGAAGTAGTTAACCGATGAGGGTGGGGGACCCGACTTCCCCCACCCTCATCACAACCAGAGAGAGAGAACATGGCAGATCAACCAACCAGCCAGGGTGCCAAGGTCGGCAAGACCCAGGTGAAGATGCAGGGTCAGACCGAAGGACGCTACGGCTCCGAACTGTCTGCCCAGGCTCCGGCCTCCAACAAGCCTGTCGACGTCAAGCCCTAGTTCATGGCAGGGAAGTCCGACGTTCCACAGACGATGCAGGAGGGGCTGCAGGCCCTTGTCCCTGACATCGCTGTGTGCATGGCCGCTCCGGACGCGGACATCGGATTTCTCGACAAGCTGCAGAAGATCGTTCTCCTGAGAATCCATCAAGGCTCAGGACAAAAGCCCGGTGGGCCTGCCCCTGCCGGTCCCCCCGGCGCTGGTGGTCCGCCTCCACCAGCGGCCGGTGGGCCCTCTGGTTTGCCGGGCCAGAGTCTTCCGGGCGGACCTGCAGGAGGTGGAGCGGCCAATCCTCAGATGCCGTCGATGGGCCCACCGAATGCCCCGACCGGCCCCGGCGGAGTCTCACAACCAATGACACCCGATCCCGACGAGATGCGCCGGGTACTCTCAGAAGCGGCAGGACAATGACAGATACCCATTACAAGACACAGCAGAAGCTAGTTCCTTTGATAGGCGGTCCCTACGATGGACACGTTCGCCCGCTCCAGGGATTCCAGATCGAAGTGCCGGCACTGAGCGGGGACTTCGAGAACTGGGTCTATCAGTACGGCCAGTTCTACGATCCTGATCTTCAGGCGTCGGTCTACTACGCCAAGTGGCCGAGCATGGATCAGGGCTGGGATGGCGTGACGATGGTTCCAGTTGTCAGAGTCGATGGCTGACGAAGAGATGGACGAGACCGAAGCCCTGATCCAGGAACTCCTGGACGCCGGGTTCACGTACTCGGAGAACGGCAGGGTCGAAGGACTCGCCAAGGACGAAGGGCAGGACGATGAGCCAGGACTCACTGAGAAAGACGAGGATTTCGGCCTCAGTCGACCCTACGGGAGTGTGGGAACGGATTCCGTCAGTGATGGTGATGGCGTTGCAGATGGCGACGACGACGGAACCGGGACCGAGCCTCCCTCGGCCGCTGCAGAACAAGGTGACCTGGGATCAGCTCCGGACGAGGCTGACTTCTTCGGCACCCGACTGACCAAGACCGAGGCGGAAGGACTTCTCCGGGTCCGCCAGCTCCTGATGGAGCACCCAGATCTCGCATCATCCTTCAACGAGATGGTGACGAACAAGCTCTCCGGTAAGGCACAGCCCGGAGAGGTCGAGGAGCCGGGCGAGCTAGTTGAGGAGAAGCTGCCCGACTTCATCGACCCCGACGACATCCAGGCGGTGGCCTTCTGGACCGAGCTCAACAAACTCCGCTCCGATCAGGAGAACGATCGTCGGACCCAACAAGAGGTCATGTCCCAGGCCGACCAGGCCCGGGTCACCAACGACATCAACACCGCGGTGGAGAAGTTCCGCACTTCTCACCCCGACCTGACCGAAGAGGACATCCAGACCGTCCGCAACTACACCTCGGCCAACGTCAACATCCCGGGTGTCATGTCAAACTTCCCCGGTGACCCGGTCGAAGGACTGGTTCGTTCGCTGGAACTTGGATCCCTCACCGATCCCGCAACACGGGATAAGGTGCTCGGAGTACGCAAGGAGGACACGAAGGCGAAAGACAGGGTTCGCCAGAATGACCTCACCAAACTGAGTGGTGGGACAGGAACATCGACCCGTCGCCCACAGAGAGAAAAGCCAGCATCGACGTGGAACGAAGTAGCCACTCGACTCGCCAAGGAACTCGAGTCCATGGGCGGGACAACTTGATAACCGAGAGAGGTTGAAATGCCCGTAGCAGCCATCGGTACGACCACCGTCACTGCCCTGTCGAGACGGATCATCCGGGACGTGATCGTGGACAATGTCTACGGGTCCAACGTCCTGTTCTTCCGCTGGAACAGGATGAACAAGATCATCGAGAAGGGCGGCTTCCAGATCGAGCAACCGCTCATGTGGACGGCCATGTCCGGTGGTGGTTGGTACACCGGCCCCCAGACCCTCTCTGTGCCCCAGTCCGACACCATCCAGAACTCGGTGTTCGCCTGGAAGCAGGCCTACGGCAACGTGACCGTGGACGGCTTGACCCAACTGCAGGCCGACAGCCCGATGAAGGTGGCCGACTATCTGGCCTCCCAGTTCAAGCAGACCGAGATGCAGTTGGCCGACTTGCTCGGTTACGGGATCTTCTCCAACGGCACCAACACCCAAGCCATCGACGGCATCTATGAAGCCCTCCAGACCTCGGGCACCTACGGCGGGATCAGCCAGTCGGCCAACCCGTGGTGGGCCGCTCAGATCGACTCGACGACCACGACCATGACCCTGCAGAAGCTCAACGCCCTGTGGGTGTCGACCCAGTCCGGTGGCCAAGTTCCCACGGTGATCGTCGGGGACAAGAACAACTACAGCCGCTACTGGAACCTCAACCTGGCCCAGCAGCAGTTCCCCCAGCAGCCCGGTGGACAGGAGACCCAGCTTGCCCAAGCGGGGTTCACCAACCTGGTGTTCAACAACATCCCCTGGCTGCAGGACGACCACGCTCCCACCAACGGTCTCGCCTACCTCAACGAGAACTATTGGGAGCTCATCGTCAACGACAAGGCCAACTTCTACGTGCAGGACTTCGTCAAGCCTCCGAACCAGGACGCCATGACCTCCCTCGTCGTCTGGGCCGGCAACGCCTCTTGCTCGAACGTCGCCCGTCAGGGCGCATTCACCGCCCTCACCGGCTGAGAAAGGAAACTCATGACCATCACGATGCTCCCCAATCCAACCGGTGCGGGCTACTACAACGACGTCTCCTACGGCGCCATCCGCCTGCAGGCGGTGATCCTGTCGACCGTCACCGGTCCGACCCCGGTGGGGACCCTGATGGAGGTGGTCACTCCCTACACCGGTCCCGGGACATCCAATCCCCCGACCCTGATCAACGTCCAGCCCTCGTCGACCTCGGCCGACTACAAGCTGGTGGGAGTCCTGGTGGGCGGGGCGACCGGAGAGACGGCCAACAGCGCCACCTCGGTGGCCTCGGGCAAGGTGTGCACCATCCTGATCGCCGGTTTCGCCCAGATCCTCTGTGATGCCACCACCACCGCGGGCAACCCTTTGATCCAGAGCGCGGCCACCGCCGGTGCGGCCAAGACGGCCTCGACCGTCACCGCCGGCCAAGGCATCGGCACGGCTTTGCAGGCGGTCACCATCTCCACCGGAACGGCGTTGGTCTGGTCTCTGATCAAGCAGGTCTGATGCAGCCGTCCGAGACCGTCATCGACTCGGGGGACATCTTCCGTCTCCGCAACGATTCGCCCGATCAAGAACTGGTGATCCCGCCCACGGCAGGAACCCGCGCCTACCGCATCCCTCCGAAGAAATCTGCCCTGGTTCCCTTCGAGGTGGTCCGAATCTTCTGGGGTGACCCCCGCTCGCGTGAAGGCGTCTACACCAAGTTCCAGGACTCCAAGGAGAAGGGGTTCATCAACAAGCGGGAGGACGAGATCAAGAGGCTCGGAGTCTTCTACGGCTCCTACGCCGCCGACGTTGAGACCCTCTTGGCCGAGGAGTACCCGCCCAACTCTCCTCTTCACGGCGAGCCCAAGACAACCCCGTGGCCAGTTTCCGTCCAGACCGAGACCGGGGAGAAGGTCGTTCCGGCCTGCTTCGACACCTCGGGAACCGCGGTCTACGGAGCGGTGCGGACAGAGTCCGAGGACCTCAACGACGCCGTCGCCTATCGTGAGCACGTCGAGCGCCAGTTCGATGCCATGCGGGAAGAGCTGAAGAGACTGCGGGGCGAGGACAGCAACGACGCAGAGGTGGACACCCCCACCCATGCGGGATGAGAACGACTATGCCGGGATGGATCGCCAGGAGCTTCGTCAGAACCTGACCCGGGTCTCGGGACAACTGGCCACCTGGCAGTTCGCCCTGGCCAATGTGAGAAAGCAGCGCAACCGCTCCTTCCTGGAGGCCTACTCGGCATCGACGGGCCGATCAGTGGCCGAGAAGCGGATGGACGCCGAGATGGGCTCTTGTGCCGATCAGGGTGATCTATTCGAGTACGAAGGCCAGGTCGCCTTCTACCAGACCCTCCGGGACGAGATCGTGGTCCTGCTCGAGCAGCGGCAGCAAGTCATGGTGAACACGCCGGATGGAATAGCGATGGCTGATGTCTGATGCCGGCCGAGCCTCGTGGCGTACAGCCAGAGAGTGACCTCCAGTGGCTGGACCTCGCTGACTTCAGCGCAGGCATCTACGACTACACCTCCGTCTCCACCCAAGCGCCGAACGTTCCCGGGCCCAAGGGTGCGGCCGATCCCAACTTCACCCACTCCTGCATCGCACTTCCTGGAGGAGGACTGGGCCCACTTCCGGCCGTCGCCCAGGAGTACACCTGGACCCCTACTGCGTACCCGACCAACTACATCGTCGGTCTCCTGGTCCACGACGAACTCTCCAACGGGGACACCGAGGTCTTCGTCATCCAGGAAGCCGACAACGGCACCACCCACATCTGGCAGCCCTTCTCCTACATAGCCGAAACCACAACCTTCACCGCCGCGGGTCTCGGGACCTCGGAGCCTTCAGCAGCCGGGATCTTCGGCTCCCCCTATCCCCAGTTGACCCGAGCAGCAGCGACCGACCCAACCACCACTCCGGGCAATCCGGTCATCGTCTACCCCAACGGCGGACCGTCGTCCAACACCAACACGGCGACAGGTCAGTTGTGGATGTACCCCAACCCGGCCACCCCGACCAGTTACACGCCGCTGGCTCTGA